GATCGTCGTCGGCATCGATCCGGGGATCACGGGTGGACTGGCCTGCATCCGTCATGGCATCCTCGATGACGTCCAGGCCATGCCGGTCTATAGCGGGCGGGCTGATGGCCTGGGCATCGACGAGTTGCTCACCGAGTGGGAACCCGATGCCGTGTACGTCGAGGACACCCAGCCGATGCCACGCAACGGCTCGATCGCCAGCTTTTCGCTGGGACTCAATACCGGCATCGTCGTCGGAGCGGTGACGGCCAACCGCTTTCGCCTGGTGCGCGTCAGACCGCAGGCGTGGAAGAAGAAGATGGGTCTGATCGGCAAGGACAAGACCGCCAGCCGTGGCCTCGCCCGTGAACTCTTCCCTCAGTACGCCGAGCGCTTCAAGCTGGTCAAGCACGACGGTCTGGCCGAGGCGGCGCTGATCGCCAGGTACGGCGTGTTCAACGAGATCCAGGCAGGACAACCAGCATGACCGTCGAACTGTGGAGACAGTGCTTCCGTGAGTACATCGATAAGGGCACCGGCAGCGAGCGGACGATGGCCCGCCTGCTGTGGGAGATCAGCATGATCGACGAGGCGGCGATCGTCGCGGTGTTCGACCGCTACGCCAGCCGAATCCTGGAGGCCCAGGCATGAGCGACGACGTTGGACACATCGTCTGCTGCTGCGGCGAGCCGGTCACCATGTGCGGCGCAGCTGAGCAGAACTGGGGCGCGCCGATCTGCAAGGAGTGCTTGCGCCTCGAAGCGCTCGACGACTTCTGCCCGAAGTCACCACTCGGCTGTGAAGCCGTGCGCAACGGAGAGGTGATGGTCTGATGGACCTTGATGACCTGATCGACGAACACGAATCGAAGGGCGACTACCGTCGGGCCAACGGGGCGCCGATGGTCAGCGACCCGAACAACCCCGGCAAGTGGCTGCGCTACTCACGACCCTCCGGCTACGCCAAGGTCTTGGACAACTCCTTCGCGCTCAATGATTGGAAGATCAGCAAGGCGATGATCGGTGTCGCTGGGTCCCGAGCTATGCAGGCCGAAGTCATGGCCATCAAGGATGGTGACCGGGAGGGGATGAAGCTCCTCCGGGAGAAGGCGCTCGACAAGGGTGCAGCCAACGAGGCAGCCGATATGGGCACGGCACTGCACGCCATGACGGCTCGCGTCGAGGATCAGAGCGACACGTGGGAACCGCCGGAAGCGTATGCCGACGACCTGCGGGTCTACGTCGAGACGCTCCACGGCTACGGGCTCGTCAGTGAGTTCGTCGAGGTACACATGTGCAACGACTCGTTCCGGGCGGCGGGGACGGCCGATCGCATCTATCGCACGACGAAGCCGCTGCTTGCCCCGGACGGCACGACGCTGCAGCCAGGCACGCTGATCCTCGGTGATCTGAAGACCGGTGCGAAGCTGGACTTCTCCTTGCCGGGCTATTGCGTCCAGATGGCCCTGTACGCCGATGGCGTCTTCTACGACGTCGAGTCCAACGAGCGCCGAGAGACACCGCCGCTCGACAAGAACTGGACCATCCTCGTCCACCTGCCAGTGGGCAAGGCCAAATGCCGGATGATCTGGTGTTCGATCGACGTGGGCCTGCGCGGCGCACTGCTGGCCCACGACGTCAAGGAGTGGGACAAGCAGTGGAAGGCCGGGAGCATGTTGGGATACGACGAGCATGAGATCCTGTTGCCCTCCCTGCTGGAGCCGTATGCGGGTGAAGTGCTGGTCCCTCAGGAGATCCAGCCGCCAGACATGATGCCGATGCCGTCGGTCTTCGACCAGATGTACGACTGGGCCAAGAAGCGCATCGCTGCGATCGGGGAGTACCCGAAGGCCCGTGACATGCTCTTGCAGCGCTGGCCTGACGGGCTGCCCAGCCCGAAGAAGATCACCACCGACGACCAACTGACCACGCTGCTCGACCTGCTCGACTCGGTCGAGAAGCAGCATTCGCTCCCGTTCGTCCCCTCGGGCATGGCCAACGGGAAGCGAAAGAGCGAGTTGCCCCTCAGCAACTCGCACCACCACACCAAGGAAGCAAAGGAAGCACAGGAAGCATGAGCAACGACGACATCAATGGATTCCTCTTCGGGGGCAACGGCAAAGCCGCCAAGTTCGAGGAGATCGGGGACACGGTCGAGGGGATCATCACCGAGGCTGTCCAGACCCAGCAGACCCACATGGAGACCCAGGAGCCACTGACGTGGCCTGACGGTTCCCCTCGGATGCAGTTGGTGGTCACGCTGCAGACCGACGAGCACACCGACGACAACGACGATGGGCTGCGGCGCATCTTCGCCAAGGGCGGGCGCTACGAGGTGGCCGAGGGTGCCGGGACGTCGATGAAAGACGCAATCGCGGACGCCGTCAAGAAGTCGGGGTCGAAGAGCTTCGACGTCGGCGGCTGGTTGAAGGTCGGCTTCTCCGGGATGGGCAAGAAGACCAACCGTGGGTTCGCCGCACCGAAGCTGTTCCGGGCGCAGTACAAGGCGCCCACCGCCAGCATCGCGGCCAAGGACCTGTGGGACGACGAGGGCTAAGATGACCCACCGACGCTTCGAGTTGCATCGAGACGTCGACGTGACGGGAGTGAGTGGGACCGGCGTCGTCGCAGAGGGCGTGTTGTTCTCTGACGACGTCGCCGTCCTCCACTGGGTCAGCCAGTGGCCGTCGTCGATCGTCCACTACGAGCGGGGCATCGACTCGATCCTCCACGTCCACGGACACGGAGGGGCGACCCGCATCGTCTGGATCGACGAGGGCTGATGGTCGAGATCAGGCGGCTCAAACCACTGACCCGCCTGGCCATCCCGACCAAGCCGTTCGTCCCACCGAAGAACCCGAAGCCGCAGCGACGGTTGAAGGACTACCCGCCTCCGACGCCACAGCCGACGCCATGTCGGCTGTGGCAGGGGGCAGTGGACAAGTACGGGTACGGCAAGAAGAAGGTCAAGTACGCCGAGCACACCGGGTGGGAGTCGGACAAGATCCACCGCTGGGTGCTCAATCAGATTCGCGAGGTGCGCCTGCGCCCGGACCAGGTGGTGCTGCATCTGTGCGACCAGCCGCTGTGCTACCGGATCGATCACCTGCGCGTCGGCACCATCGCGGAGAACAACGCCGACATGCTCGCCAAGGGGCGGGCCAGCGCGCCGCCGGTCAACGTGCTGAAGGGCGAGAAGCACGGGATGTCGAAGCTGACCAAGGCGGCGGTGGAAGTGTTGTGGGAGATGCACGAACTCGGGGCGTCGCAGGTCGAGATCGGTCGTGCCCTGGGTGTCAGTCGCACGACCGTGCGACGGGTCCTGCGGGGCCTGAGTTGGACGGAGGACGATGTACCAAATGACGATGTTCCCGGACCTGGCACCGGAGGAGGAAGTGATCCTGGGGAAGGAGCCGAAGATTCGCCGAATCAAGCATGATCCAGCGATCGCGGACTGCCAGTGCTTCTCCTGTCTGAAGCGCGCCGCAACGTAGAGTTCGCCCGTGCAGGTGAACCCAAACGACTTCCGTATCCAGCGGGTTGTCGAGTGGCTCTGTACTCCGCCGGGCGAGCGCGAACCGCGGACGCAGAACGAGTTGGCCACCGAGATCGGCAAGACGGGGACGTGGATCAGCGCACTGAAGAATGACGCCGCGTTCCTGCGCCTGTGGGAGGACCGCTACCGCAGAGTGGTCGGCAACCCCGGCAAGGTGCAGGAGGTGCTGCAGTCCTTGCAGGAGACGGCAGCCGACCGGACTGATCCCCGCCAGGTGCAGGCGGCGCGCGCCTACCTCGAAGCGCTCGACGTGATGAAGCCGAAGCGGGTGGATGTCACGGTGACGTCGACCGCCGCCAAGCAGTTGACCGATGAACAGCTGACGGAGATGATCGCTGCGCGCGCAGCCCAGGAGTTGCTCGATCGTCAGGAGTCCTGATGCCGTTCAACGGATACCAGCCGGGGACGGTCAGCCCGTCCGCTCGACGTGCCGACTTCGATCTCAGGCGGCGGGCCGACGAAGTATTCATCGGACCCTCGGCTCCGGTCCAGTCGAACTACGAACTGTGGTTCAACACCACCGATCAGATCCTCTACGTCTGGTGGTCGGACGAGTGGGTGCCACTGTCGGTCGGCACACCCGGTCCCGAGGGACCACCAGGACCGCAGGGACCCCCAGGTACCGGTGGAGGTACTGGTACCGGTACCGATGAGGTGTGGGTCGGACCCGACGACCCGATCGCCGCCCATCCGACGATCGAACTGTGGGTCGATAGTGACGACAGCAGCGGAGGCGGTGGCGGCGGGACGGTCGGCACGTTGAGCTACGTCCATACCCAGCCGACGGTGTCGGCCACCTGGATGGTCGAACACCACCTCGGCTGGTTCCCCAACGTCACCGTGATCGACTCGGCCGGGTCGACGGTCGAAGGCGACGTGGCTCACATCGACAACGCGACCTTGACCATCTCCTTCAGCGGTGCCTTCAGCGGTACGGCGTATCTCAGCTAGGGGCACCAGTGGCACGCAGCTTCCTCACCGCGATCAACCTCAACAAGAACGAGTTGCAGAACGCCACGGTCCAGAACCTCGGCACCGCACCCTCGGCTCCGGTGAAGGGGCAGATCTACTACGACTCGACCGGCAACATCCTCTACTGGTGGAACGGCACCACCTGGGTCGCCGCCCAGGGCGGGGCCGGTGTGGGCTACGGCTCGGTCCCGGCGGAGACGACGTTCGGGATCAGCAAGAACGACGGCGTGGCCACCACGGTGGCCCGCTCAGACCACACCCACGGCTCCCCCGCCCACAGTGCAGCCGAGCACTCAACGATCCCGCTCAGCGCCCTGGCTGCCGCCACGGCGGCGATCAACATGGGTGGGTTCACCGTCCAGAACGTCGGCACCCCGGTCAACGGCACCGACGCGGCGAACAAGACCTACGTCGACAACATCTCCGCCGGTCTGTCGTGGAAGGAAGCGGTGCGCATCGCCACCACGGCGAACGTCACCCAGTCGGGCTTGACGGCGATTGACGGCGTGACACCGGCTGCGAACGATCGCGTGCTGTGTAAGGACCAGACGACCGGATCGCAGAACGGCATCTGGTTGGCGCAGTCTGGTGCCTGGACTCGGGCGCTGGACTTCGATGCCGCTGGGGAGGCTGAGGGCGCCGCAGCGTTCGTCATGGAGGGCACGGTCAACGCCGATACGGCGTGGGTGTGTACGACGAACGCTCCGATCACCATCGGAACGACGGCACTGGTGTGGTCGCAGTTCGCTGGCGGTGGCACGGTCACCGCTGGCGCCGGTATGACGCAGAGCGGCAACACGCTCAACGTCATCGGTGACGCGTCGATCACCGTTGCCGCCGACAGCATCAGCCGCGCCGCGCTGACCGGCGACGTCACCGCGACGGCCGGGGCCAACGCCACGACGATCGCCAACAGCGTGGTGACCAACGCCAAGTTGGCCAACATGCCCGCCCTCACGTTCAAGGGCAACCAGACGGGTAGCGCTGCGGCACCGCAGGACCTGACCCCGGCGGACATGCAGGCCAACCTCGGTTACTTGAAGAAGGCCGTCACCGGTTGTGCGGCTGCGACATCGACCGTGTTCAACCACAACATGGCGACCAGCACCGTTGCAGTCACCGTGTATCGGGCGGCTGCGCCGATGGATGACGTCGAGTGCGACATCGAGCGCACCACGATCAACAGTGTGACCGTCCGCTTCGCCGTCGCCCCAGCAGCCGGGGACTACTGGATCATGGTCGTCGGATGAGCAAGAAGTACCTCACCCCGCTCGTCCTGCCAGCCGATCCGACACAGCTGTTGGAGGCGGCGACCAAGCAGTACGTGGACGCCAATGCGAACAACGAGGTGTACGTCGGGCCGACCGATCCGGGTGCGACC